ATGATTGCGACCAGAGCGAACTTTACGCGCGAACAGATTGCTGCGGCTTGCGTGCAGTTTGGATCGCGGGTTGGTCCTCTGCCTCCAGGTGTAGATGGTACGCAGTTGCTGTGGGCGATGAGTGGTGTGGAGTCGAGCTTTGGTGCTGACTGCCAGCCCAGGCATGAGCCCGCGTTTGACGTTGGCGGGATGTATGCCACGCATGCGCCGATGCCGCAACTGCTCTCGCTGTATGGATCGTCTGGTGCGTGCAGCTTTGGGCCGCTGCAGGTGATGCTGTGCAATGCACCGGCGACGTATGGTCCTGTGATGTTCGATCAGCTTCCCCTGGCGATGAATGCCTCGGTGCTGTTTCTGAACAGCAAGCTGCGGCAGTGGAAGCCGCAGACGCTGGCGCAGATTGGTGATTGCTGGAATGCCGGGCATATCACGCCGGATCCAGCGTATGAAGGCAAGCTGGCGTTTACGTATGCCACGGCGATGCCGAGCTGAGGTTATCGATGTATCCAGGTCTTGATATTCCGGGTTGGCTGATTGCGGTCATCGTGGTGCTCACGACGATAGGTGTCATGGCGATCGCGTTTGCGCTGCTTTATGTTGCGTTCCATCTGCGGATTCACTGGGCGCGCTGAACTAAAGAACGATGGAGGTTGCTGCGATGCTTGAGAGCCTGGCGTTAGGTTTTGTGATGTTGTTTCACGGATTGAATGCAACCTCTCCGTCACGGTGGATTGGCGACGTGTTTGCCCCTGGCGACACGGTGAGCTATTCCTATCCGCACCGGCACATGGCGGACGGCGAATACGCAGTGACGCTGACGGATGAAGCTGGCAAAGAGGCAAGCGTTGCGGCCGACATGAAGCATGGCGATCTGTCGTTCGCCTGCCCTGAACTGAAAGACGGCTTCTATGAGATCGCCGCCGCGCAGAACAAGCGCACCGGTAAGTTGTACTTCGGCCTGGTGGATGGAGCACAAGGCTTCTATATCGAGCACCGATGACCTTCGAGCGATACAACACGTTGGCGCGCACTGCCTTTCTCGGGTTGTTGACGTGCATGCTAGTGGTGCTCGCGGTTCAGGCTTGTGGCGTGTTGAAGGATGCTCGGCAGGATGAGCATGGAATCGCTGTGCAGGGTGCAGACCTACTGAGTACTGCGAAGGGTTTCATTCCAGCGCAGCCGTTGGATGTGAGCAAGTTTTATGCGATCGCAGATGCCGCTGTGGCGTTGCTGAAGACCGGCAACCAGACGCTGCAGCTCGTGAAGGCTCCATGCGTTCCTGGGCCATGTGGCCTGCTGGCGGATGCTGCGAAGACGCTGAATACGGCTCGGATGACGATGGGCCAGATTGAGATTGCGGCGAATCACGAAGATAAGAATCTCGGAACGCTGGATCAACAGGAAGCGACCATCTACGCGGGTGCAAACGATGATGTTCAAGCGCTCCATGCGCTGCTGGCCTCACCCGATCTGCTACAGACGGTGCACAACCTGGACACGACAAGCGCGGCTGTGGCGGATAGCGCTGTTCAGGCGGATGGCACGTTGAAGGACGTTCATGAGGAAGTTCACAAGCTCACACATCCGCCAGTGAAGAAGGTTACGTTCTGGGGCGTGATGCTGGGGATTGGGCAGACGATTTCGAAGATTAGCCCGGCGTGGTTTTAGGAGATCGCGATGAGTGATGGAATTGTGCCGTTGACACCAGTGCAGGTGCAGCAACAGGAAACGCAAGCTGCAGGCGAAGGCTACGTGAAGCGCGCGCTGATCGCTGTGGATGACTTGGGGAATGTGCTCACTGGCGGAATGCCTGATGAGACGATCTCTGCTCGCGCTGCGCGTGATGCGGTGAAGCATGAAGTGGTCGGCGAGATTGTGTCGAAGACACTCGATATTCTGCAGCGCGATCACGGCGCAAAGGCTATTGCTGGTGACGAAGAACGCGCTGCCGCAGTAGCGAAGGTGGAAGACGCAACGGGCATTTTGGAGCAGTAGCCATGTTTGACGATCCGCTCGATATCGACTGCTGTGTGTGCGGCGCGGATCTGGGTGAATTGTGCAACAGCGAAGACTGCTTTGATGCAGATGGCAATAGAATACTTTCGTTCCACGTGGAACGAAAAGCGCACATCGTGTTGTGGAATCGCTTTATAAAGACTGGCGATTTCGATATCGCAATCGCAGCGCAAGAGCAAGACGGAGATCAATCGTGACGATCGATACCAGTAAGTTGAGTGCGAATTGGAAAAGCACCGCAGTGGGATTTTGCGTGCTGCTGGTTTCTGCGATTCATAGCGTGCACTTTGACGCATCCGGTCATCTTGCGATGACTGCACGCGATTGGTTCAGCGTCGCTGCGGGTGTTATCGGCGCTGGCGTTGGCACTGCGATGGAAGACTGTCAGAAGTCGTAAACGAGGATCACGATGAAAAACCCATTCAAGGCTGTTGGCAGCGTTGTCGGCGGCATATTCACTAGCGCCTCACAAAGTGACTGCGCTCCTGGACCTGCAAAGCTAGGCGCTGCGCTGATTACACCGATCGTTGCTCCGGTAGTGTTTGTGGCGGCGTTCTTTCAGAAGAATCCAAAGCCGTGATCATCGACTTGAATCCGTTGCATTGGTTTGCGAGGGCTGCTGTGACTTCACCAGCGAAGCCCGTTGTAGAGAGTTTGCAGCAAAGTAAGCCGGCGGAAGCCGTGGAGATGAATATGAAGTTGATTACGTTTTTCGAGTCCATTGGAAGCTGGTTGAAGTCGAAGTTCAAGAATCTTCCTTCCGTCGAAGTTCAGGTGTCTTCTACCGTCAACTACATCGCGCCGTTCATTGAAGAGCTCGATACGTTCGTCGATCCGACGCTCGCGCCCATCATCAATCCCATCATCGACAAGATCAAGACTGGCCTGGCTGCGCTGGCCACAACGATCAACGCTGCCAAGACCCCTGCTGGTACGACGAACCTCACCAGCATCCTTGCTTCGCTGGTAAGCAATGCAAGCGCTCTGGAAGCTGCCTTCCAGGTGAAGGATGCGGCAACACAGACGAAGGCGACTGGCATCATCACGCTCATCAGTGGTGAGTTCAACGCCATCCAAGCGCAGCTTGCTTCGACTGCAACACCAGCAGCAACTGCCTAATGGCGAAGCGTCCATGTGCTCGGCCAGGATGTAAAGCGCTGGTCGCGCGTGGATACTGCGATGCATGTGCACCGAAGCACAGCGCGCGTGCAAGAACAGAAGCTGCAAGGCCCAGCGCTCACAAGCGTGGTTATACGCGCGAGTGGTCTGCATACAGTAAGGCGCGTCTGCGACAGCATCCGCTGTGCGTAGATCCTAAGAAACGGCATCCACTGCGTGTGATAGCCGCAACGTGTACGGATCACATCGATCCGCATAAAGGCGATATGGTGCTCTTCTGGGATGCGAACAATCATCAGTCGCTCTGCACTGAGTGTCATAACCATAAGACCTCGACAGAGGATGGCGGCTTAGGACGTACAAGCAATCTCCAAACCTCATAGGGGTGGGGGGGTGCAAATCTCTCTGACATTGGCGACCGCAGACCGACGTTAGGACAAATTTTCGCTTCCACAAAATAAGCAATTCGGAAATAAAACACAGCAGTTTGGCCCCTCGAAAATCAGTGATTCTGCGTGGTGATTCGCCATGGGCGCTGTAATGCGCGTGCAGGGGCATTCCTGATGAGGTATTCGTATGGGTCGAACCCGCAAAACATCCGCTGAACTCGACCGCAAGGGGGCCTTCGATAAGAATCCTCAACGCGCTCGCGAGCGGGCCTTGGAGCCGGTTGTCACCGGGCCGCTTGGCACTCCACCGTCCAGCTTTACCAACCCGAACAGCCCCACGTCGCGCGAACACCTTGAGGCGTGGAATGAATTGCTCGAAGAGACCAAGGAAGTGCTGATCACAAGTGCTGATCGCGGTCACTTCGAGATGACGGCCCGCCTGCGTGTGCGGTGCCGGCGCCCTGGAGCATCCACCGGTGACTTTGCGCAGCTCAACAAGTACCAGTCGCAACTCGGCCTCAACCCAGCCAGCCGAAGCCTCGTCAACGGCAACGGCGTCAAAACCACCGAAGAAGAAGAGGACGAGTGGCAGCAAGCCGCAGACGGTAGTACCGGAATACGAGTTCAGTAGCCCATTCGTCGAGAAGATGATGGCCTACGCGCGCGGCGTGGTGTCAGGTGAGATCATCGCCTGCCTCTTTGTTCGCCAAGCCTGCCAGCGTCACCTCGACGATCTGCAGCAGTCGCTCGATCCGGTTTACCCGTACCGATTTGACGAAGGCTTGGCGCATCGCTACTGCTGGATCGTCAGCAAGTTCCCTCACGTCTCCGGCAAGTGGGCGCGGCGGATCCGCGGCAAGGATCACCGCATCACCGCCGAGCCCTGGCAACTCTTCATCGACTGCTCGATCTTCGGCTGGGTTAGCAAGTCGACCGGCAAGCGCCGTTTCACCAAGGTGTACGTCGAGACCGGCCGCAAGAGTGGAAAGTCGACCAGCGCCGGGCAGAAGGGCCTGTATATGTTCGCCTGCGACGGCGAAACGGACGCCCAAGTATTCTCGGGGGCTACGAAGGAGAAGCAGGCGCTCGAAGTCTTCCGGCCGGCGCGTCTCATGGCGATGCGATCGCACGGTTTCCTGCGCTCGTTCAACGTCGAAGTCAACAAGAAAAGCCTCACCCGCACTGATGGAAGCCGCTTTGAACCGCTGGTAAAGAATCCTGGCGATGGATCCAGCCCGTCCTGCGCGATAGTCGACGAATACCACGAACACGACTCCCCAACGCTCTACGATGCGATGGAGTCGGGCATGGGAGCGCGCGAGCAGCCCATCCTGTTCGTTATCACCACCGCAGGCTTCAATGTCGGCGGGCCCTGCTACATGCTGCGGCAGGACGTAATCAAGATTCTGTCGGGCACGATCAAAGATGACCGGCAGTTCGGGATTATCTTCACCATTGATTCACCGGACGAGTGGAAGACGGACATCGGGATCGCGAAAGCGAACCCCAACGTCGGCGTGTCCATCAGCTGGGAGTACTTGCGCGGTCGCCAGCAGGATGCGATCGAGTTTGCGCACAAGCAAAACAACATCCTCACAAAGCACTTCAGCGTGTGGACCAATCAGGGCACGGTGTGGATGAACATGGAGAAGTGGAAGGCCTGCGCTAATCGCAGCCTCCGCATCGCCGACTTCGCGGGTATGCCCTGCTGGATGGGTAACGACCTTGCAGCTCGCATCGATCTCGCCAGCCGCATCCTGATCTTCAAGCGGTCGCAGACTGACAAGGTTCTCAACGGAGAAGCCGGCGAGTTGGAAACGATCGACCAGGATCACTATTACGTTTTCGGCTACCACTACGCGCCGAGCGCAACGATCAACGATGGAGAGCATCCGGCCTATGCACAGTGGGTCGCTGAGAAAGCGCTGATCTCCGTCGATGGACCTGAGATCCGGCTGTCGCAGATCCAGCGCGACATCCGAAACGATTGCCAGTTGTACGACATGAAGTGCCTGGGATTCGATCCGTGGTCTGCTCTCCAGATGCAGCAGGACCTGGCGGCCGAATTTGGCGAGGATGTGGTGCTCACCATCCCGCAGACGACGCAGTATCTGTCGGATCCGATGAAGGAACTGCAGGCCGCTGTTTACAGCGGCCGACTGCACCATAACGGCGATCCGGTCCTCACCTGGGCAATGTCGAACGTTGAAGTGCGCGAGGGGCAGAACGAAACGCTCTTCCCGCGCAAAGGCCCCGACGCGAAGCTGAAGATCGATCCCGTCGCCGCGCTGATCACCGCAATGAATCGGGCCTACACTGCCGAGACCGAAAAGTTCACCTCGCCGTACGTGGGTTATGTATGACAACCGCAGAACAGAAGCAACGAATTCAGAACGTCGCAAGGTCGATCGGCGCGGCCATCCTCGGCGCTGGCATCGCTGCCTTCACGCGTGGCGCGTGGCTTGCGTGGCATCCCGCTGGATGGATGGTTGCTGGCTTTGCGGTTGCATCTCCCGCCTTCCTTTGGCTGTATAACGACGTGCGCTCCAGCAAGCGATAAGGCGGGGAATTGAAGCTGATCTCTGGTATTTTCGAGGGCGCGTTCCAATTGCGCGCCGATGTCAGCGGTGCGCCTGCGCCCTGGGATAACTATTGGTATGAGGCCGCAGGTGGTCACAGCTCAAGCGCCGGTATGCGCGTCACGCCGGAATCGTCTAAGCGCCTCAGCACGGTCATCGCATGTGTCTCCGCCAAGTCTCGGCAGCTTGCGATGCTGCCGTTCAAGATCTACACGGACAGCCCCAAGGGCGGCAAGCGCATCGTCACCAGCCATCCGCTGTATAAGATCCTCTACTACCAGCCCAACCGCTGGCAGACGGCGTATGAGTTCAAGACGATGATGCAGGGGCACGTCGAGCTCCGCGGCAACGCTTATGCGGAGAAGTTCTTCGACGGGAATGGCTTTCTGGAAGAGTTGGTGCCGCTGCACCCGGATCGTGTCAAGGTAGAGATCATCAAGGCGACCGGCGATCTGCGGTACGTCTATCGCGATCCACTCACGGACATTGATCGCGTGCTGCTGCAGGAAGAGGTATTTCATCTCCGCGACTTCTGCGATGTGATGGCCGTTGGTCAATCGCGGATCAGCATGGCGCTGGATGCACTCGGCGTCGCCCTGGCGCGGCAGGATTATATCGCGCGGTTTCTCAAGAACGATGCGCGTACCGGATGGGTGGTCACCGGCACCAGTTTCAAGACGAAGGACGATGAGAAGCTCTTCCGGGATAACCTGCAGTCGGGCGGAACTGGAGCGAATCGCGGCAAGATTGCGGTACTGCCAAGCGGCGCGGATATCAAAGCCCTGGGCGTTACGCCGGTCGATGCGCAGCTGATAGAAGGCCATAAGGCCTCGCAGGTTGAGATCTGCACCATCTTCAATGTCCTGCCTCACCTGGTTGGCGTAGACGCCGGTAAGGCGGCCACCTACGCCTCAGTCGAGCAGTTCAACATCATGAACGCCGTGCAGAGCGTTCTTCCCATGGCGATCATGTGGGAGCAGGCAATCCAACGGGATCTGCTCACCACCACCCGCTATTATGCGAAGGCATCGCTCGCATCGCTGCTGCGTGGCGATACTGCCAGCCGCTTCGCGGCCTATCATGTCGCGATCGGCGACGGCTGGATGTCGCAGGATGATGTGCGCGAGCTGGAGGATATGAACCCCATCGCGGACGGCGTGGGCTCAAACTACTGGCGTCCGGTCAACTGGGCACCGTTGAAGCAGCTCACCAGCGGCCAGCCGCAGGGCGGTGGCTTCGGTGGTAAGTCGGGCAGCCCTGGCAAGGATGGCAAAGACGGCTCGGCAGATGAGGGCGACGATCAGGCGGATGAGACGGGCAGCGGCGGCGATGCAGCCGCAACGGCACGTCTCACGCTCATGGCTTCGGCCTCGGCCGATCGCTGCGTGCGTCGCGAGGTAAGCGGCGTCAAACGGCTGATTGAGCAAGAGGCCAACGGCTTCCAGGTCGGCGAGTTCTATGCCGAGCAGGTGCGCTTCGTCCTGGGCGTCTTCCCGATGCTGGACGCCGCCACGCAGCTCGCGGTCAAGGTGGGCTGTGACAACCGGGCTCAGCACCTAACCATGTTGCTCGAAGATGAAGACGACGAATTTTCAACCGGCGCACAGGTCTGGATTGACACCATCGCAGCCAGCGAGCCGGTAAAGCTCGCCACACTTGTAGTTGAAGGAGCGAAATGAGCAAGGCATACAGCGCAATTCGTCACGCGATGCGGTCGCAACTCTGGGCCATCCAGCCCGAAAAGCTCGAAGCCATCATGGCCTTCCTCCAACTCAAGGCTGAGGGTAAAGCCGTTGAGGCGGAGACGCTGGCCGGAATCCAGGGGCAGTCCGCTGTCACCGCTGCTCGCGCGCAGAAGGTCTCTTCGTCCAGCAAGGGCGCAGTTGCTGTTCTGCCGCTCTACGGCCTCATTCTGCATCGTGGCAGCGCCATGGGCGACATAAGCGGCCCAACGGCTACTTCCACGGCGAAGTTCCTGCAGCAGTTCCGGCAGGCGGTGAATGATCCTAACGTGCAGGCCATTGTGATCGATGTCGATTCGCCCGGGGGCACCGTCGAAGGCGTCGACGAGCTCGCCAGCGAGATTCGTGGAGCGCGGTCGAAGAAGCAAGTCATCGCGGTTTCAAATTGCCTCTGCGCGTCGGCCGCATATTACATCGCGGCCAGCTGTTCTGAAGTGGTGGTGAGTCCCAGTTCGCTGACGGGCTCAGTCGGCGTCTATTGCGCGCATGAAGATGATTCGAAGATGCTCGAAGACATCGGCGTGAAGGTGACGCTGATCAGCTTTGGCGAAAACAAGACTGCCGGCAACAATTACGAGCCGCTTTCTGATACTGCGCGGGCCGACCTGCAGAACATGGTCAACAGCTTCGGGGAGATGTTTGAGAAAGCCGTTGCCTCTGGCCGCAAGATCAGCCAAGCGAAAGTGCACCAGAGTTTTGGCCAGGGCAAGGTTTTCACGGCTAAGGATGCGGTGAGCATCGGCATGGCTGATTCCATCGGCACATTTGACTCGGTGCTGGCGCGATTCGGTGTCAAGATGGACCCCAGTAGCATGTCGATGGAGGCCGATGGCAAGTTTGCCCAGGCGCACACCATCGTGCCGCAGCTCGGCGCCGCGAAGGCTGACGATTCATCGGGCTCCGTCGACTGCACTTGCACCTGTGATTCCTGCGAGGGCGGCGATTGCGACGGCTGCACTCATGACGGCTGCGACTGCGACGGTTGCACCTGTGACATGGCGGCGAAGGCAACGAAGGCGAAAGCCGACACGGCCACCACGCGGTTGAGGTTGCAGCTAACCGCGGCGAAGTAGATTCCCAAAAGTTCAAGTGAAAGGCCTCGCCGATGCGGGGCCTTTCACTTTGCCAATCCCTTCGGCGCGTTCTGCGTTGCCGATCGTGTGCGTTCGCTGGCTGCCCGATGGCAGTTGGCTGTGGCGCTCGCCCTTCAACCCGAAAACCCCATGGAGGGGAGCTATGACACTTGCACAGTTGAAGCAGCTGCGGCATGAGGCTCACGCCTCGGCCACGGCCATCGACGCCCTTACCGAGCGTGAGAATCGCGCGCACACGGCGGAGGAATCCGCCAAGATCAAAGGCCTGCTCGCGGAAGTAAAGGATTATGACGCGCAGATCGAAACCAAGGAAGCGCTCAATGCCGCTGCTCGCACCGCTCCTGCTGCTGGCGTCGTCAGCATCGAAGTAGGCAAGAATCGCGCGGAGGATAAGCCCTTCAAGCATTTCGGAGAGTTCCTTGGCGCAGTGAAGCAGCAGACGATTCGCGGCGGTCACGTTGCGGATCCCCGCCTGCAGGCTGCGCTGGGTTCGAGCGAAACGTCGGACACCGATGGCGGATTCCTGGTCCCGGTAGAGCAGAATCTGGAAGTGATCGAGCGCGTCTGGGATGAAGGCTTGGTCTCTGGCCGTGCAGATCGCACGCCGATGAAGTCTTCCCGGATGACGCGCCCGGTGCTGAACGAAAACAGCCGCGCGGCCGGTTTCCGGTACGGCGGTATCCAGGTATATCGCGAGGCGGAAGCTGGCAATTATGTCTCCAGCAAGCCGAACTTCGGTATGTTGGAGCTGATCAATCAGAAGCTGATCGGGCTGCTGTATGCGACCGAAGAGCTGATGGAAGACACTGACGCGCTCAATGCCTGGGCTTCCAAGACGTTCCCCAAGGCGATGGCCTTCCAGCTTGACCTGGAGTGTTTCTCCGGTACCGGCGCAGGCCAGTTCCTGGGCATCATGAACTCGCCGGCACTCGTCACCGTGAACAAGGATTCCGGCCAGGCCACGGGCACGATCAGCACCAGCAACGTGCTGAACATGCATGCGGCTCTGATAGCCACCAGCCGCAAGAATGCTGCGTGGTTCATCAACCAGAACTGCGAACAGCAGCTGTACCAGCTCACCATCCCTGGTGAAGCTGGCACGGCGGTCGCGCTGTATGTGCAGCCTGGCACCGGCAGCAACGTCAACGGCCAGTATGGCAAGATCCTCGGCCACCCGGTCATCCCGATCGAGCAGGCGTCTTCGCTCTCTACCACCGGCGACATTGTGCTGGCGGATATGGACGAGTACCTGATCGGCGAGCGCTCTGGCATTCGCGCGGATTCCTCGATTCACGTCCAGTTCCTCACGGGGCAGACGGCGTTCCGCTGGATGATGCGCAACGATGGCAAGCCGAAGTGGCGCGCACCGCTCACCCCGCTCAATGGGTCGCAGGCGCTCAGCTCCTTCGTTGCCTTGCAGAGCCGCTAAGCCCTGCTCTCGTAGCTCACAACTCAACCCGCAGCGAGGTCGCATAGTGTCGGCCTCGCTGTTCACGCGGTCCATGCGACCGAAGGAGATTCACCATGGGAGCACGCGGATTCAACATCTTCGAAGAGGGTCACGTTGTACAGATCCTCTCGCCGGGCAGCATCAGCGGCGGCGTAACGTCCACGTATTTCAACCTGAAGACTGCCGCAAAGGCGAACATCCTGATCAACATCGGCGCGCTGGCCGCTGCTGAGGGTGCACTCACCCTGTTGGCTGCTTCGAACAATGCTGGCGCGGGTGCGACGGCCATCCCCTTCACGTATTACACCAAGAGCACCACTGGCAATGCCGCAGACACGCTGGATCTGGTTACGGGACCATCCGCTGCCAACTCCGCCACCGCTGCGGGCTTCACGCCGGCTAACACGGCGAATACGTTCGTCGGCATCGTCATTGAAGAGGATCAGCTGCCTGCTGGCCTTCAGTATCTGGCGATCGCCTTCGCGGACGGCACCAACGCGGATTACGTCGCAGCTTCGGCTATCCTCACCGGCCTCAGCTACCCTGGTTCGCAGCAACCGTCGGCTACCACCTAATAACCCGCGATATGCGCCCCAAAACGGTCGAAACTGGCCGTTTTGGGGCTAAATCGTCTCTTTTCCCTTGTTTTATCCGATTTTCAGGGGTTTTATGCTCCGCATTCGCTTCACAGACGGTCCGCGCAAGGGTGAGATTGCCTTCGTCGACCCCGCAGCTGGTTGGGCCATGCTCGCTGATGGCCGCGCTACCGATCCGCGTCTCGAGGCCCCATTGCCCGCTATGGTTGCGGAAGTCGCTGCCACGCCCACCGCCGCACCTGCAACCCCCGCTATTTCCACGCGCCACCGCCGGAGCCGCCCATGAATGAGCTGATTCCCATTGCGCTCCCGGTAGCAGAGCCGGTGAATGTGGAGGCGATCGCGAGTCAGTTGGGCCTCACTATCCCCGACGATGACGTGTACGGCCCGCAGCTCACCACCCGTATTACCAATCTCGCGACGGCAGCGCGGATCCACTGCGAAAACTACACGCGCAGCTGCTTCATCACGAGCACATGGCTTTACCAGCGTGACGGTTGGCCCCCGCGTGATCTTCGGTATGAGGACCGTGGGCAGCCTGGCGCGTTCCTTCTGCCGCGCACTCCTTTCCAGTCCATCGTCTCGTTCAACTATGTCAACGAAGACGGCAATATCTGCCCACTAGCGCTTGACACCAGCTACGGAACAAACGTTAGCGAGCCCATGTATGGCTACCAGCTGGATCCTGGTACAGATACGCGCCCAGCCCGCCTCTCGCCCCGCTGGGCGACCCCCTGGCCGCCGCTGCGCTGGGTGCCGAACGCTGTGCAGATCCAATTCAAAGCTGGCTATGGTGGCCCCGTAACTGCGGCCATGGCTGCTTCCTCTGCGGTCCTCACTGGCCCCGTCTTTGACCAGGGAGACGTTGGGCAGGCTGTCAGCGTTCCGGCTGCCGGCGCTGCTGGTGCAGCGCTTACCACCACCATCGCCTCCGTCGATAACAATGGGCAGGCCACGCTCACTGCTGAAGCCACCACGGCTGTGGCCTCGGCCGCTAATAACGTCTGGGTTGGGCAGCAGGTGCCTAGCAACATCATCATCGCCATCCTGCTGATGACGCAGTTTCTGTTTGAGCAGGGCGGATCTATCGACATGCCCACGCCCAGCATCGTCGCAGACATGCTGGAGTTCTACCGGAATAGGACGGCGTAAATGTGGTCCTATCCCCAAAACCGCAACCGTAACCCCATCTCCATACCGGCCGGCGCTAAGCGCAACTTCATTCAGATCCAGCAAGTGAGCACCACGCCGGGCCCCACCGGTGGCCAAACAGCAACAGATCCAGTGGTGCTGCTGAGTTGCATGGCTGCGATCGACACGCTGGCGGCGAAGCAGGCGTATCAGAGCGGCCAATTCTCCGCGCAGGTAACGCACAGGGTAAGCATCGACTATCCCGGGCCCGCGGTTGCCCTGGCGGCCAGCCTGCAAGTTGTCTTCGGCGCGCGCCTCTTCCAGGTGCAGGTGATTGACAACGTGCAGGAGCGCAACCGGGTGCTTCACCTGATGTGCCTTGAAATCGACGGGAGCCAATAATGTCCTTTCGTATAGGCCTCTATCAACTGCTTGCCACCGCACCGGCACTGGTGGCGCTGCAGGGCGCGAGGGTGTTTCCGATCATCCTGCCGCAGGATACGGCGCTGCCCGCTACCACCTTTCACGTGGTGGGCGGCAGTCAGTGGCCAATCTTCGGCACCTCCGGCATGCAGCGGCGTCGGGTGCAGTTGGACTTTCGAGCGGCCACGGATGACGTCGCGGATGCGCTTCGTGACGCTGTCATCCGTGTCCTCAACGGCTTCAACGGCCCGCTGCCGAACGGGTTCATTATTGCGGACTGCTGGCTGATTCAACCCATCGACTACTTTGATAACGACGCCCGGCAGTTCCGCTGCTCGGCTGAGTTTTACTTCGATTTCGCCATTCAGGGCGCCTAACCGTATCACCCCGTTGCTCGCGAGGGCGCGGCATCTTGTAGTAACAGGAGCAGCAAACCATGTCCAGCAAAGCTCAATCTGGCGTAGGCGCGATCTTTTCGGTCAGCACCACGTCCACCGGGTCCTACCTGCCTGTCGGGGATATCACCAGTGCGCCGTATAAGGCTGGCGAGCTCGGCACCGTCTCCACCACCAACCTGCAAAGCGTCACGGAAGAGATTGCCCCCACGCTGCAGAAGCTCGGCACCATCCCCCTCAAAGGAAACCGCGTCTCTACGGACCCCGGCCAGGCTCTTCTTTACGCAAACTTTCAGGCGGTGCCGAAGGTTCCCATCTTCTGGAGGCTGCAGCTTCCGGTCAACCTGGTAGGCGGGCAATCGACCACGGGAGATCTCTTCAGCGGCAGCGCGTGGGTGCTCAGCTATGAGATCGATGATGTCGACCCGACCAAGATCATCACCTTCACCACCAGCCTCACCGTCATCGGCGCGGCGACCTTCGTCGAAGGCGCCTAGCAATGTCTGGGCGGCGGCGCTTGCGGTCGCCGCCGCTCAGCACTATACCTACCGCATCCAATTCCCTCACCGCAAAGGACACCGCATGGCACCCCGCAAGCCCACCCCGATCGCCCCAGTCACCCCTGACCCCGACCCCACGCTCCCCTTCTACGTCATCACGATTCAAGGCAAAGAGTACAAGATGGTGTTCCAGCATAAGTCGCTGGCCCACGCCGAAGATGTTCTCCGCTCCAAGGGCTACGATGTCAACCTGCTGGGCGTCTATCTGAATCGCACCTTCTCCAATGTGCGGGTGCTCTTCGCCGCATCGCTGCTGGCCTATCAGCCGGAGTTTCCCTTCGAAGAAGCTCTCGACCTCGTCGATAACGATACGATCATCCCGATCCTTGTGGCGCTGAGCAAGGCATGGGATAACAGTATGCCTGTGCCCGATCCGGACGCTGCAAACCCTCCACCGCCCACCCCGTAGCTGGGCGCGAGGAGCTATGGTCCCGCATGCTCTCCTTCGCGCGGGTGCGGCTCAATATGGGCCGCAGTGAGTTTATGGAGATCACCCCGCGCTACTTCCATGCGCTCTGCAAGCAATTGGAGCGATTGGATAGGCAGCGCGATGCCACGCTGGAGGTGATGCTTGGCCAACTGCTCGCGATGGTCGGCAACATTGGCTATGCGGGGCTGGAGAAGCCGCTGCAGCCGCAGGACTTTATGCCGTCGCAGGCGTTGGCGGGGCGAAGCGCAAAGCTGGAAGATGAAAAGTGGAGGCGCAAGCCGCGTATGACGAAAGCGAGAAAGATAGCCCTGGCCGCGCAGTTTCGTGAAGCGTTCATGTATTTCGTGGAAAAGTGATAGACTTCCGGGCATGCGAAAAGCATTTGGAATTGCGCTCATTCTAGTTGGCCTGGCGCTCTGCGGATGGGCCTATGGTGATCATCACGTCTATGCCGCCGGCGACGTAGGCCGCATACAGGATTTCTATTCTGCGCAGAACGACCAGGCGACGGTGGAGATTGACCGCGACAGGTTGCGGCTGGATATTCAGAATGATGATGCGCAGTCGAAAGCTGCGGATGAGGCGAAGCTGGCGCGCGATCAATCTGTCGCGGACATGAGCTCGTCTCAGCAGGCAGCCGCCGTTCCTGAGAATACGAATCAGGAGTGGGCGAAGGTGTTGGCCGGTGCCGTGCTGGCTGTCGGCGGCGCGCTCTTGGCATTCTTGTCTCGCACTTGAACACCCTGCGTCTCGCAGAATAAGCCGCCCACGGGCGGCTTTTGTTTTGCCCGGAGGTTCGCGATGAATGTGGAATTTAGCGGCTTGCGGGAGATGGTGGCGAAGCTGGAAAGTGCCGGCGTGAATATGCGGGGTGCGCCAATGTACGAGGCGCTCGGCAAGGGCGGCAACGTCATCGCAACGGCCATGATAGAGCGCGCTCCCATGCTTGAAGAGCACCAGCCTGGCAGCGATCAACTTGAACCGGGCGCGCTGCGCGACGATACCCGCGTGGCATTCGAGATTATCGAGGGGCAGCCGGTGGCGCTCATTGGCCCCGGCGGCAAGACAGCGCATGCGGCCCGCTGGGTGGAGTATGGCCATCGCATGGTGACAGGCGGGTATTCGAAGGTGTTGCCCAGCGGCCTGACGCGCGGCCCCGGGCAAGCTGGCGAGGATATTCCGGCGTATCCCTATCTGCGCCCTGCGTTTGAGGCCAGCGTCGGTGAAGCGGTGGAAGTGGTGAGCGCGAGCCTGAAGGAATCCTTCAAGGAGATTCTCAGCTAATGGGAAACATGGACGTAGAAGCGCAACTTGGCGTAAACACTGCCGGGTTCGACGGGCCGATGAAGAAGTCGGCCGAGGTAGCCACGGCTACCGGGAAAGCTGTCGAAAAGGCTGCCAAGTCTGCTGCGGACGCTCAAGCTCTCGCGCAGAAGTTCGCTTCTACTGTCGTCTCGGAGGAGACGCTCAAGCGGATCGCCAGCATGAACGCCGAAAAGACGGCGCAGAAAGATTATTACCAGGCTCTCGCCTATACCAAGCGCGGACTGCTCGATGAGGCTTCCGGGTCGCAGGCTGCAGCTGCTGCCCTCCAGCGACTCACAGCGCTGCGCCTGGAGGCTGTGGCCGCCGCGAAGCTGCAGGAGTCTGCGGAGGGCGCGGTCATCTCGAAGCAGATGGCCGCTTCGGGTACCATCCGCTTGGCGGAGGGCAACAATAGCATTCGGGCGGTGGAGCGGTTTATCACCACCATCCCCGGCGTCGGCGCCGCGCTCCAGTCTATCTTTCCCATCGTGGGCGGCATCGCGTTTGCGGGAATCATCGTCGACATCGGGAAGAAAATCTACGATGTGGAGCAGAAGGCCGCGCATGCTGCGGAGGCGATACAGGATTCGTTCCAGGCGGAGCACGATAAAGCGGTTGTCTCCATCGACGATCTAAGCATCACAAATGACAAGCTTCAGCAGCAGATTGACAAGATCTCCAAAACGCCTAACAACGGCCTCGCTGTAGCGCTGGATGAGGCCCGCAAGATGGCTGACCAGCTTGTGCTCTCACTGCAATCAGACCGCAAAGAGCTGGAAGGCCTTCTGAAGGATCACGAAGTGGGTGCGTTCGGCTCCCTGTTATCGGGTGTATCCGGGACAAAGGCGCAAGGCGGCGAGTTGCTTGCCGATCAGAAAAAGCTTACGGACTCAGTCCGTGACGCCAACCAGCAGCTTGACGTGGTGCAGGCTGCGACCACCGATGCGAAAAAGATCAAGGACGCAACCGATATCCGCAATGCGGCCGTCCATGCTGCTTTCCAGTCTCAGATCGATACCTATGCTGCGGAGCTGGGGCGGCTTCAGAAGGAGCAGTCGGGCAAGGCTGGCACCAGCTACATGGACGCGGCCGCTGGCGTGAACGGGGCCTACACCACCGACAACAGCGCAAAGATTGCGAACATCCAGGGGCGGTTGCAGCAGCTGCAGGCCGCGAAGGTGCAGGAGCAGCTACAGGAGAGCATCTTCGCGCGGACGGCAACGCTTGGCAGCCTCAAGGGGGACAAGGCGGGTAAGGACCATTCGGCGGCGGATTTGCTCAAGAGTATGGAGGATGGCCGCGATGCTCAGAAGCAGATCGGCGCCACCGTGGAGGATCAGCGCGGGTTGCTGAGCGCGCAGGCAGACAAAGAATACTGGCAGGCGCGGATCGATCAATTCACCAAGGGCTCGGAGCAGTACCGCACCGTCGCAAAGAAGATCACCGATGACATCGTGAAGCAGTCGGAAGAGGCAATCAAGTTTCGCGGGGAGATCTTCAGGAAAGACGTCCAGTCGCAGAAGTACACCTCCGGGCTCGACCCCAAGGAAGCGGACGTGGGCATGGCTGCCTTTGCCGCCTATCAGCGCGAGCAGGCGGAGGATATCACCCAGACCGGCGAGCGTTGGAAGGCCTACAACGTAGAGTTGCAGCGCACTGGCGACATCCTTATCAAGAACGCCGAAGCTGCCAAGGCCTTCCAGATCGAGATGGCTGTCAAATCTGGCGCCAAGTCGAAATCGGATGGCGCGGCCGCGATGGGCGATATTCACGCCGCGGACTCCACCGCCAAGATCACCGCGCTGCAGGCAGACCTTGCCATGCTTACCGCGACGCTCCAGGCGCTCGATCCCAACAGCAAAGAGTATCAGCGCCAGGCTCCGCAGCTTGTCGCCCAGCAGCAATCGACGCAGGCTGCTATCGCGCAGGAGCAGGGCCATGGCGACCTGCAGGCCATGCAGGACCAGTGGGGCGCCTTCTCGCAGACGGCTGTGGGTGGTGCGGTAACGGCGCTGGGAGAGTTCACGGCAGCCTCCAAGGATTCTGCCGCGCAGATGAAGGCGTTGGTGGATTCCGTTCTTAGCAGCACCAACGGCGCCATCCTGAAAGACCTGACCGAGAAGAACTACCAGCGCCGCGGGGCGTGGACGGATGCGGGCAAGAACATCTTTACGGGTGTTGCCGGGACTGCGCTGAAGAAGGGTGAAGGCTCGCTGATGGGGTTGATCCCTGGCCTCACTGGTGCCGGCGCCAAGCTGGGCACCCCGGGCAATCCCATGTACACCCGGTCGGTGGACCTGTCCAAGATCACCTCGGACGCTTCTTCCGGAGTGGCGGCGCTGGGTAAGTCGATCTTTGGCGCGAATGGACCCACCGCCCCGGGCGTTTCGGTCGGTTCCGGGTCATCCTCTTCGGCGAATGCCAACTCCGCCGCCACGCTGGCGTCCGGAGCCGCAGCGCTGGGGATGTCGCTCTTTGGCAAGAACGGCCCGGCTATGCCGAACGTCTCCCCGGGTGGAACGTCCAGCTACACTGCGCCGCCCTCTGGCGTGGGGAGCTTAGTACAGAGCCTTATGGGCGATGCCACCAAGCTCGCCGCCCCCTTCATCCCCTTCCTCGATTCGGGAACCAACTATGTCCCGCAGGACACGCTCGCAATGATCCATCAAGGTGAGGCAGTCGTGCCGAAGAAGTACAACCAGCCAGGCGCCGGGAGCAGCGGCGATACGCACTATCACATCGATGCGCGCGGCTCTTCCGATCCGGCGCAGACCATGGCGCTGGTTCAGCAGGGCATCATGCAGGCCGCGCCGCATCTCATCGCCGCCACGAAGAGCTCTATCCACAGCGATAACAGCCGCGTTGCGCCAGCGAATCGGCGCTAAGAGGGAAGTGAATGCCAACCAGCACCATAACCCTCGACGGGGATACCGTCACGCTCGTCCCGCTGCCCAGCAACCCGGCTCCGCGCATGGTTGAGCCCTGGGCGTCGGACTCGGTTGCGTCGATCACCTTTCCGTTCAGTGGGCAGACGCAGACGCAGGGAAGCACTGGCGCGGATATCTGGGGCATGATGGTCACGTATGCCCCGCTGGATACTGCCCTGGAGGCTCCCGCGCTGCTGGCATGGCTGCTGCAGATGCGTGGCGTCTCCCGTGCGGTGCAGATGGCTCCTCCGGAGTACGGCGGCCCGTATGGCATGCCGGCGGGCGCTCCGGTAGCCAACGGTGCGCAGGTTGCCGCTGCCACCACGCTCGTCACGAGTGGATGGAAGCCCAGCACGTTCGGGCTGTTGTTGCCGTATGACTGCATTCAGATTGGCTATCGGCTGCACCGCGTGCTGGATCCCGTCAGCTCGGATGCGGAAGGCAATGCCAGCTTTGAGATCTGGCCTTCGCTGCGTGAGGATGTTGCCACCGGCGCGACCATCATCACCGGAAACGTGCAAGGGCTCTTCCGCCTGGCACAGAATAAGCGCAACTGGTCAGCGGATCAGACGCAGTTCACGCACTTGAGCTTCCCGCTCACGGAGTATCGCTGATGCCTCGCAATATTGATCCCGTGCTGCTGGCTGCGCTCTCTGGCCCGAACCCATGGCCGGTGCACCTGGTGCAGCTCACCTTCCGCTCGCAGACCTGCTATGCCTGGTCGGGTCTCGGCACGCTGAGCTGGAATGGCAACAACTTCCTCGGCGTCGGGTCTCTCGGTGAGCTGGGAGACTTCAAGGAAGCCTCCGAGGTTCGCGCGGACGGCACGAGCGTCGAGCTGTCGGGTATTGATCCTATCTACCTGGGCGAGAGCTTGACGGACATCTGGCTGGGCGCTCCGGCCTATCGCTGGCTGAGTGCAGTCACTCCCGGCACGCGCACGCTCATCGGCACGCCGTATCTGCTCTTCGCGGGGCAAGTCGACAAGCCGACGATTTACACCGGCCCGGAGAAGATGACCATCAGCCTGGCGCTGGAGACGCGGCTGATCAATCACACGCGCGCTGCCAACCGCCGCTATACCGCCAACGATCAGCATTCCAACGGCTACCCCGATGACACCGGCTTCAACTGGGTGGAGCGGGACAACGATATTGCCCTGCGTTGGGCTTAGATTCTCTTTCGGTTTTCTCCAAAAGCTCCGCTCCGGCGGGGCTTTCTTTTTGAGGTTTCATGGCACTTATCCGCACAAAACACTGGGCGACCCGCGAGTATGACGCCCACCTGCGCTCGATCGCGGGCAAGCCGTTCGCGTGGGGCGCGCATGATTGCTGCCTCTTTGCGGCGAACGCTATCCAGGCCTTCACTGGCACCGACATCGCTGCCGACTTTCGCGGCAAGTATACGGACAAGGTCTCCGCGTTCAAGGCCATCCAGACGATCACCGGTGGCACGACGGTGGCGGATGCAGCGGCGTGGTGCGCGAACAAGTATGGGCTAGTGGAGCACAAGCTGCCGCTGATGGCGAAGCGTGGTGACCTGGTGGTGATGCGCCAGAACGCTCCGGATGTGGTCGATCAGCTCATCGTGGGCATTGTCCACCTGAATGGCTCCAGCCTCGTCACGGTGGGCGAAGGCGGAGCCGTGAGGCTCTCGATTCTGAGCGTAGTGAGGGCCTGGCAGGTATGAGCAAGGCAATTGAAGGCGCAGCGATGATCGCAGGAGCGGTCGCCGTAGGTGTCGCTGAATTTGCGCTGGCGTCTACCGGCGTGGGCATCGCGGCGCTTCCATTTCTTACCGGTGCGATGATGGCACTCGCTGCGGGCGGCGTGGCCATGGAGGCCGGCGCCATTGCCAGCGCTCTCACCACCAACCGTGGCATGAATATCACCACGCGGCAGCCTGCAGCTCCGCGCCAGATCATCTATGGCCAACAACGCGTGGGCGGCGTCTACATCTATGAGAGCACCACGGGCAGTGGCCCGTCGCAATTCAACTATGTGATTGCTCTTGCCGGGCATGCGTGCAGCGATATCCAGGCGCTCTATCTGGACGGCCGCAAGGTTTGGTTCAATGGTTCCGGCGCTGGCTGGACGGTGCAGAACGGCGTCGGCTTTGGCGGCGCGGCCAATGGCAATACCTACACAGGGCCGGATGGCACGCAGTACAACTTCGGCAACCTGGTCTTTGCGAATGCCTATTATGGCGATCAGACGGCCGCTGACCTCGATGTCAATCTGCAGGCGAATGATTCAACCTGGGGGCCTTCGTCATCGGGCACGCCGTATCTGGGCGGCTGCACCTGGATGTATCTCAAGTGCGAGTACTACACCAGCATCTTTCCTAACGCTCCGGAGGTTCGGGTCACCGTCGACGGCAAGCCCGTCTATGATCCCCGCACCGGCGTCACGGCCTTCAGCGCGAACTCTGCGCTGGTGATCGCGGATTGGCTGCAGGACACCGTGTATGGCATGGGCATGGCCGTGAATGAGGAGCAGTTGATCGCCGCAGCCAACATGTGCGATGAGCAGGTTGCGTTGGCTGCTGGTGGCTATGAGTCGATGTATCAGTGCCACTATCACTTCGACACCAGCACCGCACCCAGCGATGCGCTGGCCACCATGCTCAAGAGCTGCGGCGGCCGCATCAGCGTCATTGGCGGAGAGGTATACATCTGGCCGGCATACTGGCAGGGTCCCTCGGCCAGCTTCGATGAGAGCATGCTCACAGCTCCTCTTCAGTGGGACCCGACAGCAGCCTACAAGGACAACTGCAACTTCGTCACCGGCACGTATACCGCGCCCAACTACCCGTACAACGTCGCGGGGAATCTCTTCGATTCCAACGGCTTCGATCCGGAGGGGAATCTCCAGAACAACTTCCAGTTTGGCTTCCAGCCCACCAGCTTCCCGCCTTACGCGCAGGATCCGCTACACGGCTATGCTGCGAACCAGTGGCTAGATGAAGACTCGAACGTCAGCGGCCCATGGAGCGCCACCACCGCCTATGCGGCCGGCACGGTGGTTGCCTATGTCACGGACATCGCAGTTGGCACCAGCACGATCCCCTATTACAGCGTTTATAAGTCGCTGGCTGGCAGCAATCCGAACAATGTTCCATCGCCAACCTCGACGGTGTGGCAGCTCGCGGGTATCAATCTCCCGCTCGAAGTCAGCTACAACATGGTGCTCTCGATCGCGCAGGCGCAACGCCTGGCGAAGATTGACCTCTTGCGGCGTCGCTTCTGGGGGCGTGGCCAGTTGGAGATGGGCCTCCCCGCTCTCTCCATGCAGGAGATAGACGTGATGTACTTCACGTTCCCCCTGCATGGCTGGTCGGAGAAGATTCTGGAGATCACCGGCTGCACCGTCAAGGTCAGCGGTGGGGATGGTTCGCCCGGCGCCCCCGGCAAGCCGTCTGAGATTCGCGTGCAGTTCGACGTTGCGGAGACTGACCCTAGCATCTACGAGTGGAGCGCCACCGAAGAGCTGACCATCTACGACGTGCCGGGCGTCATGCAGAGCCCCAGCCGCCTTCCCGTGGCACCCACAGGCCTCACGGTGATCAGCTCCTCCGCAACCGCGCTGGTAGCCGCTGACGGCATCGTAACGCCGCGGCTGGAGGTCACATGGGATACGCCGCTGGATAGCTTCGCCACCGGCATCCAGATCCAGTATCAGCAGGGAGGCTCCGGCACCTGGCAGGACGGCGGAACGCCTTCGGTCGAAGTCAATCAGGCCTTCATCGGGCCAATCGTCGCGGGGCAGGAATACAGCGTGCAGATCCGCACCGTGCGCGCCAGCGGTGCTACCTCGGCGTGGGAAGGCCCTGTGACGATTACGGGAGGGTTGGTGCTCTCCATCGTCTCGCAGGCGGGCGTGGGGATTGGCTCACTCTCTGCAGCGGCGCTATCGAGCACCACGGCTGCCATTATCTGTAGCGGCTTCCAAACCTACATTGGGCAGATTTTGATCATCCTCTTCCCAGCCGGTGCCGTAACGCTGCTGGTGGATGGAACCATTGGCGGAGCCGGAGGGGATCTCGCGCTGCAGACGCGGTACTACGTCTACTACAGCGATCCGAACTTCCTGGGCGGCAACGTGACGCCGATCGCGACGACCACCATGGCAGACTTCATCGGCAAGCCTGGGTACTTCCTGATCGATTCAATCGTGACCCCGGCGTATAGCTCTGGATCTGGCAGCGCCCGCATCGCTCCCACCACCTTCAGTGACACCGGGAGCTACACCACGATTGCCGCCTATCAAGCTTTTGATGGGAACCTGGCGACCAGTGCGACCGTCAGCGGCATGGCAACCGATAACGGCACCACGTCCGGCTATGCCTATGGGGATTGCACCTTCCTCGGTTTCCCCGCGACCTCCAGCACATCAGACCGCACGCTGAGCGTCATCCTCAGTGCGTCCATGAACATTGCACGCGGGGGCGCCAATGGAACCATCTCGCTCACGGTGTCGATCAGTGGAACCGTCACGACGCTGGCGACGTTGACGGCAAACACGGCTTCGGCGACCTACACCGCTGACATCCCGGCCGGCACAAATATCGGCACGGTCTCCATCCAGGTGATCGCGATTCCGGGCGCAGTGGGGACTCCGATCACGCGGGGCACAACGGAGCAATCCAACCCAGCCGCAAACGTCTTCGAGATCTACATTCAATAACCATTCTCAAAGGAGATCACCATGAAACACAAGATGCTGCGCTCCGCAGCTTTGGCCCTTCTGTGCGCGTTTGGCGCTGCAGCTGCGTCTGCGCAAACGGCTGGATACACGATCGTCAGCAGCTCGCTGCTGCATGATGCTACGGGCACACTTGTCACCAACGCCACCATCCGCTTTCAGCCGGCGAACGCCGCCGGCGCTCCCATCTCCTTCCGGGCAGGCGGAACGGGCGGCCAGGCGATTGCCTATGCCGTCTCCACCACGGTCACCGCCGGAGCCTTCAGCATCCAGCTGGCGGATACGTCGCTCACCTCGCCAGTGAACGTCTGCTACAGCGTTACGTTGATCAGCAACCTTACCGGCCGCCAGATCCCGTTCCCCGGCTATAGCTGCATCCAGCCCAGCGGCAGCGCGTGGGACTTCGACACCTACACGCCGAACCTTGCGGCGCTGGTGGTGGAGCAGGCGGGACCGACCGGGCCAGCGGGGCCCGCAGGCCCGACAGGTGCAACGGGGGCGGCCGGCTCTGGCTCGGGAGCGACCGCCTTCTCTGGTCTCACGGGCACGGCTTTGCCAGCCCAGCTCCCGGCAGCCACCACCTCGTTGCAAGGCGCGGTGCAGCTGCCGTCTGGCGCATCATCGAACGTGCTGGGCTCTGCTGCGATGACGGCGACCTCGGCCTATGATGGGGCGGGAGTGGCGGCGACGGCGCAGTCCACGGCGGAGACTTTTGCCACAAGCGCCATCGCCACGAGCTTGACCGCCGCTCAAACCTTTGCCACGTCCGCCGTCTCTGCCGAACGGGCAGCGGCAGCCAATGCCGCCAATATCACCAGTGGCGTCATCTCCTCTGCCCGCCTGCCTAATGGCATACAGAAGCGCCTCACCCACGGAGCCAAACTTGTGGTGCTAGGTGACTCAATCTCTATGGGCTACGGGCTTGCTTCGCCTGCAACCACGATGTATGGCTACCTGATGTCACAGGACTTTGGCGTCACCTTGTATGACCGCGCCATCTCTGGTGACCAAGCGTGCGACCTTTGGCCCTTGCAGATTACGCCCAACGTCACCACTGACCAGCCCGTCCAAGCCACATCTAACTTGTACACGTTGATGATCGGCACCAATGACGCCGATGTGAAGGGCGTGGGCAGCTATGAGGCAGTCTTCAACACCTGCCAGCAAGCGGTACTTGCGTGGCTGGCGGTGCCCCTTGAAAACAAGGTCCTGCCGGGAAACAGCGCGTATGTGAACACCTCCGGCGCTAACAGCGCGGCGTCCGTGACAACCAACGGCGTGGCACAAGCAACCATGACGGCCACCGGCGTGCAGACGGCAACCATCGTCACCACTGGCAACCCAATTTATGTGTGGCAGTTCATCAAGGATGGCACGGCGGGCAGCTTCACCTTGTCCGTGGATGGCGGCACGGCTCAAGGGCCATTCTCCACCACCACCACTCCGGCCATTGCAACGCAGAACGGCGGCACCGCGTCCGTAGCTCTGGCGGGCCGCTATCCGGTAGCTGCCGGGACACACACCGTTGCCTTCACTTGGGTGAGCGGCACCGTGGGCATTGTTGGTGTTGGCTCCATCCCGGCCAATCCCTATTACTCCGCACCTACCATCGCAGTCGGCCAAGTTCCAAACCAAGGCCCCACGGGCGCAATTTCCACGCCGGCCACCATCGCACAGTACACATCTGACGTGCTTGTCAACGCGGCGCTCATTGCCGGAGACGGCGGTGATGTTCGCATTGCCTATGATGAAAATTACATGCTCGCCACGGCTGCGGAAATGTCTGGTGGAGCTGCACCGCTACATCCAGGCCCTTTAGGTCACGTACATCTGGCTCAAGCATTCGAGGCGACAATTCAGGCTGTACCCAGCAACACAACTAAGGTTGTGCTGCCTTATACGGTAACTACCTCCTCGACATCAGGATCGTCGTCAACAATAGGGACTATCCCAACGATGAACAGTTCGATCAACGGTGGATACTACAGCCTGTTGCCGACAGCATTAGGAGCAAACGGCCAGATAAATTCCATAAGCATAGGGTTCAACACCAGTCCGAATGGCACAACACCAATCACCGTATACATTGAGAACAACACGACTGGAAACTACTATGAGATGGCTAGTTCAAGCAGTTATTTCACAGTCACCCCTACCACCTGCACTGCGCCATGCACTCAAACCTTTGTGGCAGGCACAGCTTTCACGGCTCCAACTGTAGCGGCTACGAACTACATTCTTGTTTCAGAGACGTCAGGAGCACTGGTAGGTTACAACAGCACCACCGGTAGTTGGGCTTACAACACAGGTGCGCCCTCTACAAGTGCATACGGCTATTCGATTTCTACAGGAACGCTTGCCCTATCAGTCAGCGTTGGTCCCGTAGCCTCACCACCGACAACGAATGTTGTGACACTGCCAGGAATGCTTCCAACTGGTCATTGCAGTCTGCCTAACCCAGTCAACAGCTCCGCGCTGACCAACGATACAGCCCCAAATGCGGTTTATGTATCGGCAACGGGAACAGACCAGATCACCATCACCAACCCTGCCGTGGGTGGAATGATCTTCACTGGAATCTGCACCAGCTACTAACTAGGAAGTTTACACCTTCGGAGATCCACGTGGCACTCATAGACATAGCACTTGACTGTATCCGGCGCGGGTGGTTTGTCTTTCTGCACGAGCTACTAGCGCTAGAGCGATGCAGCTTGCTCATGGCCACGCCACTTCTCGCATGTAGGGCAATCTGCGGTCGAGCCGATCACTCCGCTGCATTTCGAGCAGAGAGCAGCTTCGCGAGAGAAGAACAGCTTTAAGACGGCTAACCAGCGCTTCACCATGGCAGCAATTCTACAGCGCCGGGTGCGCTCCGCTGGAGAACGTGGTCATCACTTCACCGTAACAAGCAGCAGCTAAATCTACTCAATTCGGAGAGGAAAGGAGGTCGCGGAGAATCGCCAGAGCCGCACCGGAGCCCCGTTGCGCACCCGCAGTCCTGGGGTGTGCGCGGGGCTCATTGTGCGTTTGTGTGAAGTGAGTCGAGCATGAATCGCTGGTGCTTGTAGATCAGGGCCGCACAGGCTTGCGATTGTCTTCCTCTTCCACCAGTCGCGCAATCGCGAGGCGGATGACGGCGCTGCGATCGAGCCCCATCTTGCCCTCAAGTTTCGCAAGGTCGCGAAGCTGCTTGGCGCTCAGCTTCAGGGTGATCGCGGTCATCTTCGCCATCCATCCAGCCTAGGGTCTTGTGCGTATATTCAGCGGATAGTCGGCGCGCCTTTGGGTCAGCCGCGTGGGGTTCGGTGCTTTTGCGGGGCCACTTTCTTTGGAACGCTAATTCCCAGCCTGGCAGCATCATTCTTCAGCGCATCGCGGAAAGCGTCGGAAGACGATCTGAGCCCATTGTGGGTGCGGTAGGCCTCGGCTAGCTCAAGCTCCTCGGCGGAGACGCGTATAAGAAAGGTTTTGTCTCGCTTCATATGGGCAACTATATCGATATCGTCCATACGCGTATATACACAGGGGGTTGCTTTCGTGTATATACACGTATATACAAATTCGACTAGTCGAGGCTATCTCGCATGCCCTCTCCAGATCAGTTGCCCTTGTTTTCCACAATAGAAAATGCGCCCAGCGTACAACCTTTGGCGAAAAGTGTATGTTCTAAGTTGCCTTCCAAAGGTATATCCGTTGCACATACGCCCGGCCATCTGCATTGCCGGGCATGTATCGAGGCCCAGTCTGTGTTTGCTTCACCCCTGTCTGCTTCAATGAGTTTCTCCCAGGCCGCCGATTGTTTCCTCGAATCGCGCAAAATAAAGGCCTCAAAATATTCACTCTTCTCTCTCGCTGTGATCGTGTGCGGCCTCCATGCCGCAGCCTGAGCACTCTCCAGGGCATATAGACTGTCCTGCATGTCAATCTCGAAGTCTGGTCCGCAGCGATAGTCCGCTGGCGGAGATGAACTTCATGCCAGCCTTTGAGGGCTGGCTCTCCGCCCGCATCGTCAATGAGGGGCAGGACTCATGCGTTCGCTACATCACGAAAGAATCAGAGCGTACCTATCGCGAATATGCCAAGGCCCTGGACAAGTTCTTTGGCCGGATGCGGTTGGGCGACATTCACGACGGCAACATCCGCGTCTTCCAGGATGAGCGAGCTCTCGGCCATGCTCCCTGGAAGAAGCCGTGCGGACAGAACCGTATTCGAAAGGAAGTCTCCCTGCTCATTCGGATGCTCAGGGAGGCGCGCGTCTGGGACGACGCCCTCGAGAAAGCCTTTCGACAACTGCCGCAGGAGATCATCGACATCCCCCGGGCAATGGACAGCGATCAGCAGAGTGTTTTGCTCGACGTGATGCAATCCCGCGAGGACTGGCGATGGATCTACCACTACAGCGTGCTGGCCCTCCGCACCTGCGCTTCCACCATCGAGATGCGTATGAGCCGCATCGAAGACATCAATCTCCAGCACCTGACCTTCCGCGTAGGGCCTGCCGCTTCGAAGAATAAGTTCCGGAATCGCACGATCCCCATCGAGAAGGAAGACGCGATCGAAGCCGCAAGCTGGCTGCAGGATCGGGCGAGGCGTCTTGGCTCTCATGCGCCGGCGCACTACGTCTTCCCGTATGGCTTCGATTCCAACCACATCTGCAACCCTGCCCAGCCGATGACGCGCTGGGGCATCTATACCGACTGGGAGAAGATAAGAACTGCAGCTGGGCTGGAGTGGCTGCGGCCGTACGATCTTCGCCACACGGCGATTACCAACATGGCGACCGAGGGCGTGCCGATCGCGATCATCATGGCGTTTGCAGGACACATTAGCGCGAAGATGCAGCAGCACTATACGACCATCTCGATGATGTCCAAACGCGCGACAGCGCAGTCGATGCCGGCGCTTGTCCAGGCGCTCCCGCCGAAGAAGCCTGCCGTCCGCTTCGACCAGGGGAACAAGGTGATTCGCTGGGCGTAG